AGCAATAGCTTGTGCTTCTGCCTTACGTTGTTCGCATTTTTCAGATAATGTTGACATAAAATATATGTAATTATTTTAAAGTGTAACTACTGGAACGTATAACGGCAATACGGCTTACGCTCCCTCTAATGCTTCTAATCTGGCAGTAAGTTCTTGTATAGCTTTTAATAAAACAGGTATTGTTTCTGTATATTGCATACCATAATATTCAGTTGTATCAGTAGGATCATCAGCATCTTGTGTAGATTTAGATATAACCTCTGGAAAGTCTGTTAGCCAATCTTGTGCTATAAATCCAAATTTTATATTTTGTATATCAGACGCATCGTCACCTATAAAATTAAATCTTGCACATCTATAATTTTTTATTTTATCTAAAACATTTGGAATTTCTGTAATATTTTCTTTCAATCTTATATCAGAACCACCTGTCCAACTTGTAGCTGTTGTGCTTGCTAAATAAATTAATTGACTACCAGTTGAAGAACCAGCAGTACCACCACCAGAAATTCTAAATTTACCATTTTCACTCATTACTGAGAAAGTTCTATTTGATGTTCCGTTAGCTCCTTCAAAAAACAATCTTACGGAGTTATTAGGATCGCCTCCATCATTTCTAAAAGTAGCTCCCCAAGGATTATCATTTGCTGTTTGATCTCCGTCAAAAATCATCATTCCAGCAGAATTTATAGACACACGTTCATTAGCAGCGGCTGTACCTCCTGTCTGAAAAACAATTCTACCGTCAGATAAAGGTGCGGATATAGCTAAATTACCGCTTCCTACATTAACAGCACCCCCACTTCCAGTAAATCCTGTTAATGCTCCATCAGAATGTCTTGTGTATAAAACACCGTAATTACTACTGCCTCTTACTCTAAGATGAGCATCACCGCTAGAGTTTTCAATGTGTAGTTTAGTTGTAACACTTGAACTTCCTCCAATAGACACTCTTTGATTCGAGTCAATACGCATAGCTTCTGAGTCGTCAACTCTAAATAACATGAGAGTATTTGCTTCTTCGTCACCTTGATCTGCTTCAAAAACTAAATCTCCTCCTCCAGCAGTTATGCGTGAATATGGAGTATTACCATCAGTATCAGACAAAGTAATAGTTGGAACAGATGCAGGTATATTTATTCCAGTACTTGTAGTCTCAAACTTCTTACTGCCGTTGTAATATAGATCTACCGAATCATTCGTATCAAATCTTGCAGCATATTGACTTAAAGCTGCGTCAACCATATCTATTTGACTTCCAGCAATTTCTAAATTGCCTGTAGAATTAATAATTCTTGAGTGAGTGCCATTATGAAAAATTTCTAGGTCTTGGCCAGTTCCAAAATATGCTTTTTCGTTATCACTTATTTGAAATTCATTAGGAGCAACTCTACCATAAATATTTACTCCTCCACTATAAGTCTCAAGCTTTTTACTGTTGTCAAAATATAGTTCTACATCTCCGTTTGCAATAGCATTTATAGATGACTCACCATTGACAGGTCTTATAAAAAAGTTTCCACCACTACCATACAAATAATTATTACCAGTTGTGTTAAGCCATACTGCGTTTGAATTATCATGATAAAACTTGAAGTCATTATCTGTACCAAGAGTTATATGAACGCCATCATTAACTTTAAATCCAGTACTTGCTAATAATTGTCCTGTTACTAAACCACCGTAACTTGTAGTCTCAAACTTTTTACTGTTGTTATGGTATAGCTCTACAGCTCCGTTTGGTGTAAATATTGCCATATCTTCATTTGCACTTGATTGCAATTTGATAACACCACTGCCTTTCGATCTTAAACTCATTTCGACATTAGTATTACTACCAATCATGTGTAGTCCGTTAAAACCAGTACCTACTCCTTGAGTTTCGTTAGCGTGTAAAACTTGTACTATTGTTTCGTTAGCTGCTACATTACCTGTCGTTTTAATTCCAGTACTTGTAGTCTCAAACTTTTTACTGTTATCGTAATATAGTTCTGCTGCTCCGTCAGCAATAAACTTAGCCATGTGTTCATCAACTACTCCTTTATTAATTTGAAATTGATTACTACCGCCAGCTACACTAACTTTTATACCACCTGTAGTGTGGTGCAAAAATGCTGTATTGCTATTGTTATAAATTTCTAAATTTTGAGAAGCACCGATTTGTAATTTTGCGTTATCATTTGGTATTTGTATATTTCCACCTGAAGTAATTTTTAATTTTGTTGAAACACCTGAACCCATGCTGAAAACTAAATCAGCAGAGTTACTATGACTTATTCTACTTGCTTCTGTACCACCTCTTTCAAATACAATACCCTCTGTATTGCCAGTAGCTCCATTAATCCTTAGTAGACCATTACCAGAACCCGATTCATTTATATGTACACCATTTGCTGTAGTCTCTAGCTTTTTACTGTTGTCGTAATATAATTCAACTGCTCCGTTCTCTATAAACCTTGCAATATTCTCATTACCACCAGCGTTATAAAATACATAATCATTTGACAAAAATCTTAATTGCCCTGTACCAACATCTTGTATATAAGAATTTGATGCATCATGATAAATTTTTAGGTCTTGAGAATTTCCAAATTCAAGTTTTGCAGTATCTGGTATAAATATAGAACCGCTAGAACCCTGCATACTTAAGTAGCCAAAAATTCTTACACCGCCAGATTGTGTGTCAAGCTTCTTACTGTTGTCGTAATATAGTTCTACAGCTCCGTCATGAATAAATACTGCTGAGTTTTCACCAGATTTAGCTTGTATGTAAATGTTATCTCCTTCATCATCATCGACATTTGCCCTTATATAAATATTTCCACTATTACTCTGTATATAGTTTTGATTAGTATTGTGTTGAATATTAAATTCATTACTAGCACCAAATTTTATAGCATGATTTTCGTCTATAAGTATATGATGACTATTAGTATCTAAGTCACCGCCTAGTTGTGGTGATGTGTCCTCAACAATATTTGATAAGAAACCACTAACTGATGCACTAAGGGCAGCTACATCTACACCATCTACTGTGCCTGATACCGCTATATTCCCTGTAACTGATATTCCTGTTGAAGTTGTCTCTAGCTTTTTACTACCATTATTGTATAACTCTACTGTTCCAGATGTTTGACAAAATATTGATGTATTTGAGCCATTTCTTATAAATAAATTTCCAGCACCAACTTCATCTATATAACTATTACTTCCATCGTGATAAAGCCTTAAATCTCCCTTTATTGAGCCTACACTTCGATCTCCTAATTCTAACGCAGAACTATCAGGTAATTGCACTCCAGAACTTGTAGTCTCTAGCTTTTTAGCGTTGTCGTAATATAGCTCTACTGCTCCATCATCTATGAATTTAGCTTGAACTTCCGCTAAATCTGCACTTCTTATTTCTGTTTGATTACTTCCTAAACGTAAATTACCATCTCCTTCGTCTGTTATTTCAGAATGAGAACCTGTATGTCTTATGCGAAGATCATTGCCAGTTCCTAAAAGTATAGATTGATTATCAATAGCTTCTAAAGTTCCAGTAAATTTAACACCCGATGAAGTTGTCTCAAACTTTTTACTGTTGTCGTAGTAGAGTTCTATGGCTCCATCATGTAAAGCTCTTAAAAAAATATCTGAATTTTCTTTATCACTAATTGTTAAGTTATCTGTGTTGATTGATAAGAAACCAGTTGCGTTTGTAATAAAACTATGACTTCCGTTGTGATAAATTTCTAAATCTTGACCAGCACCAATTCTAAGTTTTTGGTTATCGCCAAATACATCTAAATGCCCATCAGATGTAACTCTAGTTAGCTTCATAGAAGCACTAGCTCCTGTAGCAAAAATTATATCTCTATTGCTACCATCATTTCTTGCTTGAAGTACTAAATGACCAAAGTTATTAAATGGATATGAACCAGAGCTACTTCCTGATCTATAAATAACAGGTTGTGATTTATTACTAAATCCAGTATCTAAACCAGACAAATTTACCTGACCAAGAAAAGTGACTCCATCTGAAGTTGTCTCAAGCTTTTTACTGTTGTTAAAAAATAACTCTACTGATCCGTCATTATTAAAAATAGCATAATTTTCATCACCAGCTTCTGATCTTATAGTGACATCATTACCATCAAGAAACAAACCACCTGTTGTATTTGCAATTCTAAAAAATCCAGTATTATTAGTCAAAAATGCGTTAGAACCACTATGATAAATTTGTAGGTCTGATCCAGTTCCAAGATTAACTTTATAGTTGTCATTAATATAAACATGACCATTTATAACGTCTAAATTACCAACGATATTTGCACCAGCCGAGGCAGTTTCTATTCGCTTCGTATTGTCGTAATAAAGCTCTACGGCTCCATCTGGAATAAATCTTGCCATGCTTTCTGGGCCAGATTTTGTTATACGAACTTCTCCACCAGCAGCAGTATTTAATCTAAAAAGACCTGATCCAGTATCATGTGTAATTATGGAGTCTGTTCCATCATGGCTTAAATTAAGATCATTACCAGCACCAATTTTTAATTTTTCATTATCATTTGCAATCCGTAAATCACCATATATCTCTGCTCTATCTGTATAAAGTCCAACTATATTGTCAGTGCCAATGGTTAAAAACATTGTCATAGACGATGTAATTTTTGAATAAGCACTTTGTCCCGCATAATTAGCGTTAATACTTATAGATTGACCATTTCTAGTAAAACTTGCTGTATTACCAAAATAACTTTGAGTAACGCCGTTATTAATATCAGCAGTACCATCAACATCTAAACTGTCGCATTGAAGTTCTCCAGTAATATCAACACCATCAGATTTTGTCTCTAACTTTTTAGCGTTGTCATAGTAAAGTTCTGTTTGAGCATTACCAACAGCTTTTATTGTAGTTTCCCAAGAACTGCTTGCGTAATTATCAATATGAAAATTAGATCCTGAGTCAGTAGCTTTAAGTCTCCACAAATCATCATGGTCATCACCATTGTCAGCGTATATTAAAAGTATGCCATCAGTACTACTGTCTGCTCTGATAAAAGTATTACCAGTAACTTCTACACCATTGGAACGTGTGTGAAACTTCTTACTGTTATCGTGATAGAGTTCTACGGCTCCATTGTTTATAAATTTTGCTAGTGTCTCACCTCCACTATCATTTTTAATCTCAATATCACTGGCATTACCTACCAATATATCACCAACCACCTTGACACCAACTGAGTTAGTCTCAAACTTTTTAAAATCATTAAAATATAATTCTACACTTGCATCTTCATTTAAAATAATACCCTTTTTATCGCCAGGTTTTATGATGACATTTCCAGTACTTAATAGTTCTAAACGACCAGTATTATTATCTATAACTGAGTTTGTGCCATCATGATAAATTTGTAGGTCGTTGCTGTCACCAAGTTTTATCTTTTCATTGTCCTCCATATCTATTTCAGATGGAGCAATAGTCTGGTCAGCTACAAGAGCAACAATCTCACTAGCTGTCTGGTCTGCTGTTGCGTTACTTTCTATTCCGTCTAACTTTGTACCATCAGTAGCCACATCTCTGCCATCTACTGTGCCTGTAACTGTTATATTCCCTGTAACATCTAGCCCTGCACCTATATTTGTGTTACCTGTGATATGAAATGTACCATCATTACCAAGTCTTATAGAACCTTGACTAGACGCTGCTTCAAAAGCACTATATTGTGAACTGCTACCAGTATTTGCAACTCTTAGTGTCGCTTGTATGCCAATGGAGGTTGAAGAGCCACCACCTAAAAATGTTGTTGTAGCAGTAGAATTTAAATTACCTGTAGAATCAATAGTAAAACGATCAGCACCATTAGTTGCATCTCTAATAGTAAAGACTCCGTTAGTATTTCTAATTAAAAAATCATCGTTATTATCTGTATCAGTTAAAAATAATGTTGGCTGAGTATTAGATATTGTTAAATTTCCAGTTAACGTACCACCAGCAAGAGGTAGTTTGGTTGCTATTGAGTTGGTAACTGTTGTCGAGAAGTTAGCATCATCACCCAAAGCTGCTGCTAGTTCATTCAGTGTATTTAACGTACCAGGTGCAGAATCAACTAGGTTTGCTATTGCTGTATCTGTGTAAGCTGTTGTCGCAACTTTTGTGGAGTTATCACTTGCTGATTGGGTCGTTGCTGTTACTCCATTCGTTAATACACCAGAACTAGAGGTCAAGCCACCGAATAAAGTATCTCTTGTCGCTATATCAACTCCGTCAACAGTACCTGTAACTGTGATATTGCCAGTTACATCAATGCCAGCACCAACATCTAAGTTGTCAGCTACACTAACTGTTCCATTAGAAAAAAGATTAATCCTGTTTGCATTGTTAGTAATATCTGCAAAACTAAGAACACCATTATCTGCGATAATCCTAAAGTCAGAATTATTATTACTATCAATAAATGATATTGCAGGGGTTGTATCAGTTAAAATTATATCTTTGCAATTTACATTTCCAGTTGTAGTTATAGCTTGCGATCCAAAATCAGGAGATATTTTTGTACCTGCTATCGCTGCACTTGCATTTATATCGGCATTTACAATAGCCCCATCTGCTATTTTGGCAGAGCCGATTGCACTGTCAGCTATTTCATTACCAGTAAGTTTGCTGGCTTGTAATAATGTTTTTATATCACTTGCAGTTTGATCTGCTGTCGCACCTGTCTCAATACCATCTAATTTAGTTCCGTCAGTAGCTACGTCACGACCATCAACCGTTCCAGTGATAGTAATATTTCCTGTAACATCAAGACCTGCTCCAACATCTAGATTACCAGTTACATCAACATGACCATCTGAGTTTATTTGGAGTCTTGTTGCACCATTTGTTACATCTTCAAATGCTAATCTTTGAAGGTTACAGGATATTTTAAAATCAGGATTATGGTTGGTATCTGTAAATAAAAGAGTAGGAGAAACACCTGACAAAGTTAGACCATTTCCAAAAGTGCTGCCAGACCCAGTTGTAATTATGTCTTGCGATCCAAAGTTAGGACTAATTTTTGTACCTGCAATAGCAGCACTGGCGTTTATATCTGCATTAACAATACTAAGGTCAGATATGTTTGCACTCGTTACAGTAATCGCTGTAGGCAGTGCACCTGTAGCAAGTTTTGTTAAATCAATCGCAGCATTACTAGCTATTTTTGCGTTATTAACTGCTCCATTATCTATAGTGGCTACCGTTCCACCGCCACTTATAACAATGTCACCTATGTCACCATCAGCAAAAGCTGGACCCTGTGGACCTTGAGTTTTTACAGTGACAACACGAGTTTCACCGTTTACGGTAACTGTATTTTTTGTAGTTGTAACATTAACTGAAGTCATGCGGTGTATCCTTCACTTACATATATAGTACCTTCT